TCTTCTCTGCTTGAGCTGAAAGCTTAGCATTCTTGACCACTACTATGTAGCGCGGAACTGCTTTGTGCTCGAAGTAGTCTAGGTTGAATCTTGATGCGAACTCTTCCCCGGCGATTGCATTTCTTGCCGCCAGAGAATCGGGAACTCCGTAGTAGCTGTTTGTCGGAGTGTACTTAGAGATGTGGATTATCTCGTTGGGTCTATTGTCGTCCCCGACGGGATTCTTGGTCTTTCTGTCTCCGAAGTTTCTGAAGAACGTAGCCCTTGCCGCAACAATCTGAATATATCCGTCCTTGTTTACCCTGCGTCTTATCGTAGTCGCAGGTAGGTGGCCGACATATCCTATCTCTCCGGAAACGGTTCTTCCGATTTCGAAGTATCCGTTTCCTACAGTCTCGTAGTCTGTGACTACTTTTCTAAGAGTCTCTATAAAAGACTCTTCGCTGTTAAGTGAGTCTAGCCATCTGTCTAGCGCGTTCTTTGATCTTGTGATCTTCTTTCTCGCCCTATTAAGCTGATCGGGGCTGTCGATGTCAGCCATTCTTTCCTGAGTTATGGCTGACTCGATAAAAGAGTATCCAAGACCAACTATGTTGGTAACCTTGGCATCTACTGCTGCCTTGTGGGCAGGAGAAATCTCATAGAGCTTCGCAAGATAGTCAAGGTTATAGTCCGGCTCTACTACGTCGAAGATAGCATACCCAGTGGTGTACTTGTCTATACGGTTCTTCGACTTTGCTGAGCCCTTACCTGTTGCTAGCGGTTTTTCCTCCCCGGCGAGTGTACCGCCGGCATACTTCTGTATGTTTCTCGATATTCTTCTTTTAGTAGTAGCGCTTAGGCCACCGAAGTCTTTTACCTTATCAAGACCCTTGGAGAATGGGTCGCCCTGGATATCAACTATTGGAGATCTATCCATCTCAACAGAAGGAAGAACAACATTTACAATGTCGTCTTCGGGGGTGTCATCATGTATGGCAGCCACTTATTCTCCTATGCGTCTATATCGCCGGGGATTTCTTTTCCGTCAAGATAGTCAGCCATCTGATCCTCGTACTCTGACTGGCTGATCTTTCTTCTTCCCGGGAGGAAAGCTGCACGACCATCTCCGTGGCCATAATGTGCTGCAGCCTCTCTCATCTTCCTGAGTGCCTCAAGGTCACCCTTAAAGCATTCAACGGATAAAACATCACCGTTAGAGTTTGAAAGTACGTGCCCGGATTTTGTCTGCCAGACCAGTACGCCCCACGGAAGATTTTTAGGTATTACCCTTGCTTTATTCTTCTTCTTTTCCGCTTCTTTTTCCATCTATATATTGTCACACATCATGCATTATAAAGCAACGAATGTCTATGCCTTGACCATGACAATCCCGTATGCCTGCCAAGATGTCTGGAGGAGTTCCGGATCCGAGTCTGAAAGGTTTATGTTTGACGAGCTATCTATGCTTACCGTTTCGTACCCATTCACCCCTACGGAATAAAGATTTTGCACCTGGGAATCAGATATACGATAGTTTAGCACAAATATGTCAGAGTATGCGTTCGGGGATGATCCGGGAGCGTCAGATATGGCTCCAAAATAAATGTACTGAGACGGAGTGCTGCCGTAAGCCAGATCCAGAACTGTATCAGAATTTATGTATATTTTTGTTTCCGAGGGGGAATATGACACGGTTATCATTATTATGTCGGAGTCTGGCTGAGGAGATGCTATTGTTCCTCCGGTCGTGTCGTCCGTGTGCTCCAGGACCCCGCCTATCTTTGAGAACTGGTTTCCAAAAACTTCTCCGATTAACCCGGTCTGTTCGGTAGCGTTAGCCCAAAAGGATACTGTTCCGGTCGCGGGAAATGAAGATGCGGACTCTAGTGTAAAATAAGAATCAGCAGATAGACGTATTCCTTTATTGAGCTGAGAGTTTATTGTTTCCCTTGTGGCTGACCCTACCAGATTGGATTGGGTGCCGGAAATAACATCTACGATTGATCCCGGAGTCCCTACGGACATAGGAACATATGCTACGGGAGATAGTTTTTTGATAAGTCCTGTATATATCATGTCCCTGATATTACCATGCCCCGCGCCATAATGCACGCGGGGACACGGGTAACTAACGGCCCTAAGTTAATTCCAGCACGTATGCCGCTTGCCTTGGGCTTTCAGACAAGTTTTGCCCAGGTTCTAGGACCTACGATTCCGTCTGCCTTAAGTCCGTTGCGAGCCTGGAAAGTCTTCACTCCTGCCAGAGTTTTGTTGCCAAATATTCCGTCCGCTTTCCCAACATTTATACCAAGACCGTTAAGTTTTTCCTGGAGAGACTTAACGCATGATCCTCTTGATCTGAGCTTTAAAATGTTCTTCTTGCAAAAATCATCTATAGAAGATTCTTCTTTTTTTTTAGAAACATCAGGCTTAGCCTTCTGTTCTACAGGGCTCCTAAGCGATTGCTGTTCTTCGGCAACCTTTGCTCTCATTAGGTCCATGTCTATGCCGCGCGGATCTATCTTTCTGGACGGGGCCCACTCTTTGTGCCCAAAGCACATGTTTGCAGGTGCATTAAGATAGTTAAGTATAGCTGCGGTCCCACGGATGTATGCGTAGATTTGTTCGGCAGGCCAAGGTTCACCCCGACCGTCGTTCGTGGCTTCTATGCCGATGAGCTCGGTATTTCCGAAGCGTACACCGGGCCAGCTGCCCGATCCTGCGTGGTTTGCCTTTCCTGACGCGATAATGATGTATGACCCATCTCGGTTAAGTTGTAGCTGGGATAGTGGGCCACGGAGGTCTGGTCTTCCATTTACCAGAAGATCTGTTACCTTCTTGCTGGTCCAGTTTGTTCCCGTAGCAGTGTGATGCCAAAGAACTCCCTTAGGTCTTATAGTGGCTGATCCTCTGGTTTCCCACCCCGGCTGAGCATACACCTTTAGCCCCGCCTGGGATAGAACTGTGGGGAGCCATAGCATTCTGGACATGCAATAATACTACTGCATTATTTACTTTAATACAAATTTTGAGACCCCCCGGCGGTGGGAGCGGCGGGGGGTCTCTGGAAGGCGGGGTCGAGGGGCGGAAACCTCGTCATGCGCGCCACCGTGGTTAGGTTGTTATAACCTCGATACCTGAGGGTGTGAACTTGATCTCGCAGACATCGGTGTCACAATACTTTTCCATGACGCCGTCTCCCTGCCCTGTGAGATCTACTTCCTTCACATCCTTGATCATCTCGTAATACTGTTCTTCCGTGATCTCCTCGTAAGGCATCTGTGCGTATGCCGCGGTGGAAACGGGAAGGAACGAGACTGTCTTCCACTTACCCTCATTATTGCGAAGTACCGTTTCGATCATTCCCTTCTCGTGCTCCTGGAATGTAATCGTGCAGGATACTGCGTTATCCGACCAAACCTTAGCCATGAATGTAGCAATATCTGCCTTGTCGAAAATAGATACTTCCTTCTCTGACGGAAGACCTTCTCCCTTAACAGGCATCTCAACAACCATAGTATTATCGCTGTAAAAGTCGGGCTCTACCTTGTATCCGGCCTGTGACAGCTTATCAACAAGAGGTGATCCCTTCTGTAGTCTGATTCTACGGATGTAGAAGTCTGCTACAGGGTAGTGAACTCCAGGCGTTGCTCCGGCAAGAAGAGATACGCTTCCTGACGGCTTGACGCTGGTCTTTCTGATCGACTCAGGAACGTCCAGCCAACGGCTGTACTTTCTGTCGAGGTTCTCGATATATCCGTACCCAGCAAGGAGCCACTGCTCAAGAATGTCCTTCCCGTTGCGGTGGATGAACTGAACAACACCTGAGATCGAGGTCCCGATTCTACGGTTTCTACTCATAATCTCATTCGTGTTGTCGTCGTGCGTGGGAACAAGTGTAACCGTCTTGGCATAAAGATATGCAAACTTTAGTGTTCTTAGGAAGTCCACGATATCTGTGTGACGTGACGGGTATACCTCTACAAGGGTGCAGAGCTCTCCGGACTCAAGGATCTGTTCTGCGCAGGGGTTTGTCCCTGCTGCTCTCTTGTCCTTGTTGTCTGGAGCATCGCCCATTCGACCGTACTTGCGTGCTACGTCGAGGTAGAAAAGACCGGGCTCTCCGTTGTCTGCAATTCTTTGTGCGATTGCCTCGTAGTCGGGCCTGTCAAACTGGTTTACGATTACGCTGTTGTTCGAGGCCCATGCCCATTCTCCACGCTCCGGGTTCTTCTCGAAGTTCTTTAGGTCAAGGAACTCTTCGTCCCCGACCCTGCCGAGAGCTATCTCCGCTGAGCGTCTTACGTTACCTGCAACAACGCAGGCTCCGATCATGTTCTGAATGTCAACGATGTCTCTTGACGAGAGGCGGTGAACAAGTGATGCCTTCCCAAGGACTTCGTTGATTCTTTCGTGCAGCTTGATAAGAGGCGCGGGGCCTGAAGAAGTACCACCAAACCCCTTGATAGGAGCACCTTCCGGACGAATAAGTGAATAGTCGAAAATAGGAAGATCAGTTCCCTTGATGTATGCTTCCAGTAGAAGCCTTACACTTTCGACCCAGCCTTCCCTTGAGTCCGGTACCTGGAAATAGTACATTTCTCTTGTAGGTCCTGGAATGTATGCTCCTGCACCTTCCGTGTCGAATCCTACTCCTACTCCAAGCATGGACATATCCATCAGGAATGTGAAAGGGTAAACACTGTGCTTGTCTTTGACTTCTCTGGTTGAGATGAAAGCGCAGTTGTTGAGCGGTGATCCGTTGTTGCGTTCTAGGACGTAGTCGGTACCCATCATCCACAGTCCGCGTCCCGGCGGGGTGAACTTGAAATCAAAGATACGTGCGTACATCTCCTTAGCTGATTCTTGTGCCTTGTCTTCGTCCCAATCGACTCCGAACTTCTCTGCGTGACGACGCTGAATCTCGTATGTTCCCTCTACAACTCTGCGAACGGTGTCTGCCCAAGTTTCGTTTGTTCCGTCGGGCATCTGGCGAGAATAGGTTCTGGCGTAGGTGAGCTCTCCAATCGAATTAGGACCTGATTTAAAGCCCCAGTCCGGCTT